GGCCCTCCGAGTTAGCAGAAGTGCAGTAACGCCCACTTCCAAGAAAGAAGTTTCACATGGCAGGAATGGAAGCCCTCGGCCGCCTCTTCAACGCGGTCCCGGTGGGTTCTGGCAACCCGCTTAAGGTACGTGGCGCATCAGGCGTCGCTATCCTCGCGTGGAATGCGACTCCGTCTACCGCGACCACGCTGACGCTGACCCAGGACTCAACGTTCGGCGGCTCGTTCTCCGGCGGTCTGTTCGCGATCAAGAACGTCTACACCACGACCGCGCTCAACGGCACCGCCGCCTGGACGAAGCAGACGTACAACCCCGGCACCGCGCCGTGGACCGGTGCGTCGGCCAACAACGTCAACGGGCCGGCCAACGCGATCACCTTCAACGCTGGATCGCAGAACTTCTCGACTGCGGTCGCCGTGATGGTGCACGTGTTCACCTCCGAGTTCGCGGACCCGATGAGCTACATCAAGGCGACCATGTCCGGCGCGGGCGGTCTCTGCGTCGTCCTCCCGTACGACCCGGTTCATCAGCGTGGCCCGGCCAACCTGGAGATCCTGGGGGCCTGATTAATGACCGCCCTGGCTGAAATCGAGATCACCGATGGTTATTACACAACCATCAACCTGAATAATCCAATCGTTGCATCGAATACCGTGCACTTGGCGGAGAAGATGCAGTTTCTTCCGATCGGCGTGAAGTTCACTACGGTGATCGGAAGCTCTACCTATCTCGTCCTTGCTCCTTGGAGCAATGTGTCCGGGATCAACCAGTCGACTTCGGACACGAGCGCCCCGCTCTCGTTCGACGAGCTCGATTTCTCGGGTTCTGGCAACGACGTGTACGGTAACTTCGCAAGCGGCGGTCCAGAGGAGCTTGTCGGATCGATCGATGTGAAGGAAGAGGGCGTCTGGTTTCAGACTGGATCTTCTATCAGCCTGTTTCCGTGGAATGTCTTGCACGGCCTTTACCAGGAGGCGTGATGAGCGCGCTCGCAGGGTACAACCTCAAGCAGCTCGAGCCGTACAAGGGCATCGGCGTTGCTCCCAACGTCGCAGTCCAGCCGGGCAAGGTGCTGCCGGCGACAGCAACCGGAACGATCTTCACGGTCACCGGGGCCGTGGTCGTCCTGGGCCTGGTCGGTGTCGTCCAGACGGCGTTCGCGGCAACCGCTGTGAACATCTCTGTCGGGATCACCGGGGCCAATGCCGCGCTCGCGGCGAACCCAGCGGCAGCGTTCAACGCCACGACTGTTGGCAGCGTCATCCAGATGCCGGCGACACTCGGTGGCGTGCTTCCGGCCGCCGTGTCCGCTAAGGGCTCGGCTAAGGGATGCAGCGAGTTCATTCTCGAGAACACCAACGTCACCCTCACGACCGATGCGACCAATGCCGGCGCGCTTACGTGGGTCCTGCTCTGGGTCCCGCTACTGCGCAAGAACCCCGGCGCGGTTACCGCGCCGTAAGGAGGATCCGGTGTCGGTAATCCCGAAGCCATCAGAGCTATTTGCGGCATACTATGGCGCGCTGGTGACCGGTGGGGCGAAGACTCTCCCGGCAACCACCAGCGGTGACATCTTTGCCGTGACGGGTGGCCGAGTTATCATCACCAGTCTTACCGGGGTGGTGAGCACCGCGATCCAGGCGCAGGCAACGACGCTCTCGGTCGGCAACAAGCCGACCGGGGGCTCGTCGGCCACAGCGACTCTCTGTGCAACAGCGGACCTGAATGGAAAGCCGGTCGGCACCTCGCTGGCTGTTCCGGCTGCCAAGGCGAGCGCCCTGCTCGTGAGTGGCGCTGATGGCACGCTGGTATGGAACGGAAGCTCTGGAGGCCAGGGCATCCCGTTTTCCAATGGCGGTCTCGCCATCATCCCGGCCGGTACGATCCAGGTGACAACCGGGGCGACGAGCACTGGAGCAATCACCTGGTCTGTTACATGGATGCCATACGACGCAGGCGCGGTCGTTACTGCGCTGTAGGAGGGGCAATGCCAAGGATCACCAGTTCAACGGTAAGCAATGCGGACGCCCAGAAGGAATCGACCGAGCTCGTGCGCCAGGGGAAGCTCTGGATCTCCCAGTACTGGCCCCCGCTGTACAGGCACGACAAGTAGGAGGCAATTCCAATGTGGGACTGTGAGCACTGTGGGTGCCAGGCGATCGCGGGTGACATCGCGATATGCCCCCAGTGCTTTACGCCACGGAACCAGGAGGACGTGTCTGCGGAGCCGCTACCATCGGATGCCTCCGCCGCCACTGTCGCCGCCGTGGCGGACCGAGAGGCTCCGCAGACACCAGAAGAGGAAACGATCGGCGAGACCGATCACGCCGATGATGGGGAATGGGGGAGGCCCGATGCCAAAGGCAAGTGAAGCCGGCGCAAGTAACGGCAAAGAGCAGTGGTGGAACGAATACTACGCGCGTGAGCACGGAGGTGATGAGCAATCTCCTGGTACCAGCTCCTCGACATCCGGAAGTGGGCCCGACAGGAGTGGCACTTCTGGAACGACCGCCCTCCAATCGCCTGCCCAAACTGTGGAGAGCCCCTCCGACAGGGGCCCACGAGCCAGGCCAGCCAGCTCTTCTGTCAGTTCGACGGATGGCAGTGGCCAAGAGACTGGATCCAGCCTAGTGAGCCCATCGGACTCTTCGGAGGGCTCAGCAGCGCCGAAGGAAGCTACCCCGGACCAGGTCCTGGAGGCTGAGCTCGACGCACCTGTTCCCGAGCCGGCCGTCGAGCCGTACGCCGGTCTTTCCGGCTCGGAAGCGATGGAACTGGCGCGGGCAGAGTACGAAAGGCGCAACTTCGACGAGTCGGAGCGGCTCCTCGCTGTCGCAGAATCCCGGGGCGAAGACCCGGACGTTATCGGTCGGGCGCGCGGTTACCTACGGGACGCCCGTAACGCCGCTACGTTCGGAGCTCCGACCCTCCCCGCGCCCTCTCCGGAGGGGCCGTCGGAGGAGGACCCGAGCGCCGGCGGATTTGTCGCCCCGTAGGTTACGCTTTACCCGGCAAGACTCACAACCGCAGAGACGGCCAGCCTACCCCAACGAGGGTTCTCAGCAAGAAAGCAAGGCAACGGATGGCTATTACGAGAGCCTGCTACGCTAATCGCGAGCAGGTCCGCAGAGCGCTAGACGTGCAGCAGTCGGCGTACGCCGACACAGTCCTCGACCGCAAGATTCAGGCGGCCTCCGGGGCGGTTGACCGTCTCTGCATGAGGAAGTTCTATCCTCTCACGACGACCTATAACTGGGACTGGCCCAACTACCAGTACGCCTATCCCTGGCGGCTCTGGTTCGATCAGCGTGAGCTCGCGGGTCCGCCCACGCTGGTTCAGTCCGGTCCCTTCCTCCTGACGCCGGTCACGATCACATCGGGTCAGTACCTGCTTCTGCCACAGAGCGGGCCGCCGTACACTCACATGGAGCTTCGGCGCGACACCAACGCGGCCTTCGGGAACAACACCACCCCGCAGTACGACATTCAGATCACCGGCCCGTTCGGCTACTGGCTGCAGACCCAGCAGGCAGCCACTCTGGCCTCGGCCATCATCTCGTCCTCGCAGACCAACGTCACGCTGACGGCCAACGGCCTGGTTGATGTGGGCAACACGCTCGTCATCGGGAGCGAGCGAATGCTGGTGACCGATAGCCAGTACGTAAATACAGGGATCAGCCCTTCGGCCGGATGCACGACATCCTCGGCCGCCGATAACACGCTGACTGTCCCGGACGGTACCCAGTTCGCCGCGCAGGAGGTCATCCTCCTCGACAGCGAGTGGATGCTGATCCAGTACATCATCGGAAACAACCTGATCGTCAAGCGGGCCTACTCTGGCTCCGTGCTCGCGACTCACAATCTCCCGCCAATCATGGCCCGGCGCCAGCTGACGGTGAGCCGCGCGTTCCTCGGGACCACGGCGGCTACCTACACCCAGGGCGCGACGGTGTCAATCGACGTCTACCCGGACCTGGTCACCGAGCTGACGATCGCTGAGGCAACCGTCGGGATGATCCAGGGCCAGACGGGCTATGCGAACACCCAGCAGGCAACCTGGTACGGTCAGGTGCAGAGGAACCAGGGACAGCAGCCCGAGAACTTCCCCGGCCCCGGTCTTCCTGACCTACGGCTGCAGTGCTACGACGCTTACGGCCGCAAGGTCCGAAGCCGGGTGATATGATGGACTTTGACTTCTTCATCGACCTGGACATACAGACCCGAGGGCCGGTGTTCGACGGGCGCTGGGAAGCCATCATGGCCCGCTACAAGCAGGCGGTCCTGAACAAGCTTTCTGACGAATCGGTGCATCGGATCAAGCTCTACCTGCCAACCCAGTACATGTACCTGGGGCACAATGGCGGCGACCCGATTCACAACCCGGTCCCGCCCGATGCAGGCTACCTGGTAAGCACAATTCACTGGCGGCGAGAGACGACCGACTCAACCCTGGTTCTGGACGGCGGCTACCCTCAGGTGATCTATGGCCCCTGGATCGAGGGCATCGGTCCTGGCAACTTCTACGTCTGGCCGGGCAGGATCCGGCGCGGCCTGAGTCCGCGCTTCCCCGGCTACCACGCCTTCCAGAAGGTAGCCCACGAGGTGCAGGCACTCGCTGTACCGCTCGCCGAGGAGATCCTCCCGCCCTACCTGGCGGCGCTCAATGACTAGCTACATCATCATCCCGCTGATCGCTTTTCTGAGTATGTTCGTCCAGGACGTCTTCTCAGTCTGGCTTGTTCGCGCAGAGAATTCCGGGAGGGCTCATGCGGCTGCGCGCTGGGACACGCTTCAAGATGCGGCTCGAATTGCTGGTGTTTCGGCTAACACCGATGCAATTCTCCTGTCGCACAACACGCTTCTGGCGGCTCTCACACTCATCGCTACCTTCACCGCCGACTACTGGGGAAGCTACACAGGAACCAGGATAGGCGTCTACCTAGACGAAAAGAGAGAGGCCGCAAATGCCATCCCCGGGTGAGATCAAGGTGGTCACCTCCCTGTCGGAGGACAGCATCGCTGAGCTGAGAAAGCTACGGGCGGAGATCGCGGCCATCCGTACCCAGCCGGTAATGAGGCATGGCTGGCTCAAGCTGGTCATCAAGGACCTGGAGACCAACCCGAAAACTCAGTACAAGGTCCATCTATACGGTGCTGTCTACTGGCTAATTAACTTCCCGCTCGTAGCGGCCCTGTTCTTCGGGCTGCCGGCCGAATGGCTCAAGTGGGGCGTGTTCATTACCCTGTTCTACAGCATCTATGCAAACTTCGCGACGGACTACGGCGCGATGTCGGCGGCGATGGCCTCCTTTGGCCAGACACTGCCGGAACTACCCGTTCAAGCTCACGTGGAGGCGAAGAGCAATGAACAGTAATTTGAAGTGCACACAGTGCATCACCGAGTACCTTCAGCTGCCAGAGACGGAGAAGGAGGAAATCCTCTCCACCCCGAACGCATTCGATAACCGGGTCAGGGATGCGATCACCTTCGTTCCGACCTGGCAGACGCAGATGGCTGGACCCGGCCAGCTGGTCATGGCCTGCGTCACCGTACCGATCTGTCTAAGCCACGTCCAGATTCAGAAGCCCTCGGCGGAGCAGATCGCCCAGCGCAACGGAATCTGGATGCCCGGCCAGAACTAGAAATTAGCAACGGCATCCAGAGGGAGGTGAACCTTGACTCACTACCGATTGTTCCCGAGCACCAACGGGCCGGCGAGCCCTTCGGCCTACACGGGTAACTTCCTGGCGGGCCTGACTTTCCAGGTGACGCAGTGGGGTATGTGGTTCGAGGGGTACTGGTGGTGGGTGCCGACGGGCGGCGACACCGGGCCGCAGAAGTTCGCTCTGTGGCAGATTAGCGGGACGTCGTCCGGTATCAACATTCCTTCGGCCACGGTGACGAGCGGCACGCTCACCGCTGGCCAGTGGAACTACATCCCACTCACCAACCCGATCCCCCTGAGTGCGGATGTCCCCTACCTGGTCGAGACCGGCTGGTCCGTTGTCCACGGCTTCCCATCGACAAGCGCCCAGTTCGGCGCGGCCGAGCCTCACGCTGCGGGCATCACCAATGGGCCGCTCATGGCCTACTCAGATGGCGGCGGCTCAGCCCCGGCTCCGTTCGGGTTCGCCCAGGGCTCCTTCGGCACCACAGGCACCGACCCGGCGGCGGCCCTCCCGCTCCAGGGTTCGTCGAGCTCGTCTAACTTCTGGATTGACCTCCAGGTAAGCGACACCGCCCCGGCTAACTACAGCGGGAGCTACCGCCTCCGACCGAACACGCCGTTCCCGATGAACATGTTCTCGGACTCGGCGCTGCCATTCACGCTGGCGACAGAGTTCAAGCTCTCTCAGGCCTGCAACCTGAACAACATCTGGTTCTACTCGCCCTCGGGTGCAACGGTCCTTCCGTCCGAGATCGGTATCTTTAACCAGTCAAGCCAGGCGTTCGTCTCCGGGACTCACGTTGTTACGCCAACCTGGTCCGGGGCGGCAGGGTCCGGCTGGGTCTCGGCTTCATACAGCGGAGTCGTTCTTCCATCGGGCAGCTACCGCGTCGCCGTGTTCGCGAATACGGGGACGATCTGGAATAACGCGGTCAATAATTTCTGGGGCGGTGGTGGAGCCGGCAGTAGCGGTATTACCGCTGGGCCGCTGAGCGCGCCCTCGGAGGCGACGGCCGACACACCAGGGCAGGCCTCGTACCATCAGGGTACGTCAATGGTCTGGCCCGACACGTACAATGTGCCCGGCAACGGCTCCGACTACTTTGTCGATGTCGAGGTCACCCCGGCGAGCGATAGTGCTACCGGATCAATTGCGCGCTCTCCGTTCGCGATGGCCAGCTCGGCGAATGTGGTCGTCCCCCGAGTGCAGGCGAACTTCGATGATGCAGCGATCAACCAGGTGATTGATAAGATCGTCAGCTATGCGCTCTCGAGCGGGCGGTTTGACTCGGTCAACGGCCACGAGCCAAAGTCAGCCCCGGGCAACGGGATCGTGTTCGCCGTCTGGGCTCAGATCATTCGACCGGCTCGGCTAAGCGGCCTGGCGGCTACATCGATTCTCGTCCAGTTCCAGGGGAGGATTTACATACCGTTCAACCAGCAGCCGTATGACATGATTGATCCGCAGGTGATGGCGGCGACAACGGACATGATGGCGGCCTTCAGCGCCGACTTCGATCTCGGTGGCGCTGCTGATGTACGGTATATCGACCTCCTCGGAATCGAGGGGGCGAACATGGGGGCTCAGGGTCTCAGTGCGCAGGCTGGTTACGTGGAGATCGACCGGCGCATGTATCGGATCATGACCCTCAATATCCCAATCGTAATCAACGACGCATTTAAGCAGGTGGCGTTATGGCTAAGTCATCGGGGCTGGGCGACAACTTCTACATCGGGGGCTTCGACCTGAGCGGTGACGTCGCCTCCATCGACAAGATCAGCGGACCGACGGCGCTCCTTGAGGCGACGACCATCAAGCAGTTCGCTGAGGCGCGGCTTCCGGGTCTGCGTGACGGATCGATTCAGTTCACCACGCTGTTCGAGAATACGGGCACAACGAACACCCCCTCGGTCCCGGCGACAACCGTTAACCAGGTTAACACCAATGCCTGGCCCGTGCTGGTGACGATCACGGGCGGCACCCTTACCTCAGTCAAGGTGAATAACGTCCAGGTTGGCACAACGGCTGGTACCTACGTTGTTCCGGCCGGCCAGCCGATCTCAATCACTTACAGCGCGGCTCCGACATGGAACTGGGTTGGGGTTCTGACCGAGCACAATGCCCTAAAGCTCCTTCCGACCACCGACGAAGTCGCCACTTACTTCAACGGAGCGGCGGTTGGCAACCCCTGCGCCAGCTGCTGGGGCGTCCAGATCGGCTACGATGGCACCCGCGATAATACCGGCCAGCTAACCATGCAGGTCGAGGTTCAGTCGGACGGCTACGGCGTTGAGTGGGGCACCCAGCTAACCGCCGGTCTCCGGGCGGACACGGTAGCGACGACGGGTGCGGCCTTTACGGACACAGCCCAGACGGCGTTCGGGGCCCAGGCATACTTCCAGCTGGTCGCCCTGGTCGGTACCTCGGTGACCATCGACATCCAGCATGCGACCTCGGTTGGCGGTACCTACACGAGCACGGGGCTCACCTCCTCCGCGTTCAACGCGCCGAACAAGTCGCAGCGTGTCGCGGTTTCTAACGCGACGACCATCAACCAGTTCCTCAAGGTGGTGACGACGGGCACCTTTACCTACGCCCAGTTCGCCGTCCACTTCACTCGGAACCTCGTCGCTGGCAAGGTGTTCTAATGCCCTGGTGGGGATGGCTCCTGGTAGCCGTAGCGACGCTGGGGATCGGCATCCTCATCGGATTCGTATGGTTCGCTCTTGCTTTCGGGAAGGGGATGAACTGGTAATGGCACACATGGTCCAGGTGCCGTTTGGGCAAACGATGGTCTCCCGGCTCGCGCCGGACCTCGGGCCAGAGTACTACAAGACCTACTCAATGTCCGCTCCGTTCCGAAGCCACTGGCGGCGGGCGGACTGTGAAGAAGCCGAGTGTGCCGACTTCCTAAACGGGTTCGTCATGACGTGCGACTTCAGCACTGAGCTTGGACAGAAGCAGCTTCACTATCTGACCAAGGTCGATAAGGACCGGCGCTACCAAATGCAGCGTACTGGCCCGTATGAGGTGAAGCTCATCTATGGCCCCGGCAACCCTTGCTTCAAGCGGGACAGCCACCGGGTGCCCCTTGAACGTCCCCCGTTCTACTACGTGTCCGGCGGCGACTGGCGCGGAAACCCGCGCGCTACCAAGCGCTACCTGCACCAGAGACCGGAGGATTGGGTGGACGATTTCGCCACCCACCAGATCGGCATTGCCGAAGCAGTACAGAGAGGATGATCCGCAATGGCAAAGACTAGCGGTCTTGGTGGCGTAATTATCGTCCAGGACGCTTCCTCGGTCGCGCAGACGATCACCAACGACGTGACCAACTACTCGTTCACCACGCCGCGTAACACCCAGGACGTTACCGGCGTCAACAAGTTCGCCAACGAGCGGATCCTCCTGCTCGCGGACTACACGGTGACGCTCAACGGCGTGTGGAACTCTTCTGGTGCGGTTTCGCCGGACACGGCGACCAGCCACGCAGTGTTCTCGACCGTCACGAGCACCTCGGTGCAGCGCTCGGTGGAGATCGACCCGGTCGGCGCGACGACCGGTCTGCCGTCGCTGGTCGCCAACTGCCTGCTCACCGACTACCAGATCACCCGCGCCAACACGGGCGAGCTGACCTGGCAGGTTCCCGGCTCGCTCGCGGACGGTACCGTCCCGACCTGGATCTCGCACGCCTGACCATCCCCTACAACTGTAACGGAGGCTACAGTGGGATTCACACCGAAGTCAACAGTTTTCAAGCTAGTGTTCGAAGAGGACACGCCGTTGCACGGCCTGACCGTCCGGGCCAGGCCGTGCACAATCGGCGAGTGGAACGACATGCTCTCATGGTCTGACGAAAAGCATTCCTCGTCTTCCGAGGTCCGGGCGGCGAACGACCGCGTTGCCAGCCTGTTTCTTGAGCATGTCGAGTCCTGGGACATGGAGATCCCCGAGGGCGAGCCCGTCCCGCTGACTCTTGAGGGCTGGCACAAGATCGATCAGAACCTCGCCGAACTCCTGATTTCAGCCTGGCAGTTCGCAATGATGTCTATCCCAAAAACCTCGAAGAGCAGCTCCTCCGGTGGAGACAATTTGGAGGAGCAACAACTAGATCTGGAGAAGTTGTCAGAAAGCCTGCCGAGCTGGAGTCCGCCGAGCTCGTAGTCGGGCTCTGCAACCAGTTCGGTAAGCTGCCGCGCGACGGCGGAATACTGGACCAGCCGGTCACGTTCCTCCGGATGATGAGGATCATTAAAATGGGCAGCAGGGAAGTAGACGATGAGATGGTAGGGTACGATGGCGAATGAAGTAGAGATTCGTATCACCGCTCACGACCTGTCTGGCCCTGCGTTCGCGTCGGTCATGGCGCGCATTGCCGCGATGAAGAAGGCACTGGACGACGCCTTCCGTGACCGTCGGCTCAACCTCGACGTCGGCGAGGCGCTGGCGAAGATCGAGATGCTGAAGAAGGCGGCCGATGACATCAGCTTCGGGAAGATCAACATCCCGGATCTGAACACCGGCCTCATGGCCCTGCGGTCGAAACTTCAGTCGCTCGGTATCGCCGACCTCGCTGACATCGATGTCCAGCCGGGACGTTTGATGACGCAGCTCCAGCTGATCAAGCGGCTGATCAACCAGAGCGGAATCTCGGACGTCCTCGACTTCAACCTAACGCCGGCCGACCTCTCCGCCCAGTTCGCGAAGCTGGGTCACGTCGCCTATGATATCCCGATTAAGTTCGATATGGCCAAGCTGCCGAAGCTGGGCAACATTGGCTCGGAGCATGTACCGATCACGTTTGACTATGGGCGCGTAGTCGGACCTCACATGCCGATCCTAAATCTGCCAGCCAACGTCATCATCAAGGACTTTATCCAGCATGGCCAGACGATGCCGGTGCTGGACATCCCCGGAAACATCGACATCAAGAATATCCCCAAGGTCGGGGAGACCGGCAGCGTCATTGACATCCCTGTCAACTTCGACTTCAAGAACATCCCTACGATGGGCGATGTCGAGGTCATAAAGAAGGCCGAGGACGCCACCTCTGGCCTGGGGTACGCCACGGCGGCGCTCGGAAGCAACCTGACGCATACCGACCAGGCGTTCAGCCCGTTCCTGATGAGCATGCTCAAGATGGCGGACGAGTCCAAGAAGGCCGAGTACAACGCCGGTCTGAGTGTCGCGGTCCTCCAGGCAATGGGGGCCGCCTTCCTCCGGACCGGACAGGCTATCGGCGGGGCGTTCATGAACTCCCTGCGCTCCTTTGGTAGCGGGATTGCCTCGGCCACCTCCTCCGTTCGCGGATTCCTTGGTGCCATGGGTGGCGGTAGCGGCGGTGGTGGTGGCGGCGGAGCCGTTCGTGCCTTCACGAGCTGGAACGGATTCTTTAGCGCCTCCATCGGCGGGATCAAGCTCTGGCATATCGCCCTTGACGGCGGTATGGAGGCAGCCATTGCCCTCGGTACGGCGATCGTCTCGCTCACCATTGGCCTCGCGGCGATGGCCCCGACAGCCCAGGATATCTACACCCACCTCAAGGCTGTCGCTACCGTCAACCAGTCACTTGATCAGCAGATCCCGCCGCTAACAGGCAAGTTCGATGATATGGCTCGCGCCATGTCCTCCCAGACCATCGAGGCGTACGGCGGTGCGCTGAACTTCGTCAGCCAGGGCGCGGGCGGTCTGGCACGCACGGCGAGCGAAGTCGTTACCGGCCTGGACGACCTTGTCGCTAAGCTCGACCTCTGGCGTAGCTCTCAGCAGAGCACCGGCAAGGTACTCGAAACTGGCGTCCAGTTCCTGCACCAGTTCGAGCAGATCCTCGGTAATGTTGCCGGGGCGATCGATAATCTAGTCAAGGCTGACCCCGGCACCGCCCACTTCCTGATGAACATTTTCGTTGCAGGAACTAAGCTGCTTGATGTGGTGACCAGCCTGCCGACCCCGATCCTGTATACCGCCCTGGCAATGCACTCCATGTACCTCTGGGGCAACGTGGCGGCGGGCGTGCTCGGGAAGCTGGTCGGTCTAGTGCCCGGCCTCAAGGGGCTTGGCGATGTCCTCGGTCACGGATTCCACATTGCCGATATCGGCAACCCCTATGCTGATCTGACGATCGGCGTCATCGCTCTGGGCGCGGCGTTCGCGTACCTGGCGGTCCAGGGGAACATGGCCACCAACCAGGTGCGCGGCGATATCAACGCGACAAACGCGGCGCTGAACAAGATGAGCGCCAGCAATGCGATGGGCGCGCTGATCCAGGATATCGCCAGGTACCAGGTGGCGATGAAGGGTGCCTTCTCCCCTGAGGCGCTGCAGAATATCAATGCGACGACCGGCTCGATCCAGATGATGGGCTCGGAGTCTGACGTTGCCTTCGGCCACTTCGCGAATGCGATCCATGACCTCGGGCTCCAGCAGTGGTCGTCGGCCTTCAAGGGATTCTTCGATTCCGTCTCCGCCGGGTTCGACAAGAATGCAGCGGCCACCCACATCGCTCAGAACAACGCGGCGGCCTATAGCGCCGAGATCAAGAAGCTGGTCGGTGAGCAGGGAAACCTGTACCGGGAGTCTGGCAAGCTACAGCAGCAGGGCTTCTCGCTCGCGCAGTCGTTCGCGCTCATGGACCTGGCGGGCGTTAAGGTCGGCGACAGCTTCGACCTGATGCAGCAGAAGGTCAAGAACCTCATCACCGGCTACCAGAACATGTCGGTGTCCGGTAACATCCTGGCCAACTCGGTCAATGCGATCACCTTCGCCAACCTACAGCAGCAGAGCGGGATCCAGAATCTGACCGCTGGGTGGACGGCGTTCTTCACGATGGTGTCTGGCGGCTCGAGCACATTCAACACGTTCGCCCAGGACGTAAGCGCTATGGCTACCGATGCTAAGGCAGCTGGCGCTACGATGACTGGCCTTAACGACCAGAGTCTCACGCTACGCGGGGGTATGCTGTCCGCGGCAGCGGCTGCCCAGACACAGATGAACGCTCTGACGACAATGGCCTCGGCCGCCGGGCTCGGAACCCAGGGTACGCAGATGCTCACCCAGGCGAACAAGGATTACCTGGCCATTCTTCTGCCCGCAGCCAAGAACAGCGTTCAGATGACCTCGATCCTCTACGCACTCGCCCAGCAGGGAGGGTACCAGGGGGCCGACAGCTTCAAGGCCCTGGCTCAGTGGGTCGGCAATGTTCAGAATCCGATGAAGAGCCTGGACGGCATCACAACCACCCTGACGAAGGACTCGGCCGGCCTCACCCAGGACGTACAGAACCTGAGCACCGCGCTCGGGCAGACGCTGGACAACGCCATGGCCCAGGTCATCTTCACGACCTCGGGCGGCATCGGGCCGATGAACGCACTGGCCAAGGCAATCGACCAGACGGGCCTCCTGAGCAACCAGACCTCCAAGTCGGCCCTGAACGTCATGGTCCAGTTCGAGAAGATGACCGGCAGCGTAAGTAGCGCCCACGGCCAGTTCATCGCGTTCGCCGAGCAGGCGCTCGGGCTCACACAGAAGCAGGCCGAGGTGCTTTGGCAGCATGATCTCCCGGCTCTGCAGAATACCATCAACGGCATGCACGGGAAGACCCTCCCGATCAAGGCGGACACCTCGCAGGCCCAGGCCGCAACGAACGCGGTCCAGGCGCTGATCAACTCTCTGCACGGGAGCACGGTGTACGTGAAGGAAGTGACTCAGTTCTATACGCAGAACCTGGGGAGCTCGACAAGCCAGGGCCGGAAGGTGGGCGGTATCGTCGGCGCGGCTGCGGCGGGCGGTATGCGTGGCGGCCTGACGCTGGTCGGTGAGCTCGGCCCTGAGTTCGTAAAGCTCCCCCAGGGCAGCCAGGTCTACCCGCACGGCGTTACCCCCGGCTATGCGTCCCAGATGGGCGGGGGCGGCGGAGGCGGCCAGATAGCGCTCACCGTCGACTCGGCTGGTCAGTCTGCGTTCGAGCAGTTCATGGTCACGGCCATCCGTGAGTGGGTCCGCCTCAAGGGTGGCGGAAACGTACAGAAGGCATTCGGGAGGAACAATGGATAACTTCGCAGAAGTACAGAACCCAGAGCCGGAAGACGACAGCA